GTAAATGTACCAAGTCCATTGGTAGCACCTCCAATTGTTCCCGCAAGGTTCTCGTTGTTCTTTCCTTGCGAGGGGCCGGGGCAGCCTGTTCCCTTGGGTGGGATCACATCCATCAAAACAGGCCGTACTGGATCACTCCTTTCTACCCATTTCCTTTCTCATCCTTTCTCGGAGTATGGGAGACCTCCGCAAAAAGTCTCCCGACCAGTCGATGTGGTGTAGCAGTAGCACACCGGGCCTTGAATCCGGCGGGAATGGTGCGAATCCATTCATCGGTGCCAGCGGTTTTCTTCCGGGTCTTTTCTCTCCCTTAAAAACGACCCCCTTTTAGCATTAAGCATGGCGCTATCCGAGAAACGATAGCGCCGTTTTAATAAACAGGATATTCACCGAACAAAACAGGACTTTCGTTAGGTAACGATGTAAGATAGCCAGGAGGCAAGGCGAAATGGCAAGAAAAAACGCGACGAAGAATCCGAAGAAGTGCGCGAACTGCGGGAAGGCTCTACCGAACGACGGAGGCGGCACTACTCGGCGGTTTTGCAACATCAAGTGCAAGGAAGCGTATTATCTGAATCCACACACCATCGTGTGCAGCCGGTGCGGTTCATTGGCGACGGTGAGCAGTTATACAAGGCTGTGCCAGAAGTGCCGGGACGAGAGCGAAAAGCGTCATCACAAGACGGACCGCAAGGTCGGAGCGAAATATGACGACCACGAATTTCGCGAGGATGATGCGCGAGAGCGTTACGAAGCGCGTTATAAAGGGTCGAGCAAGGGCATTGACGAATACGCCAAGAAAGACGCTGAAAGACGGCGAAACGGACAGGCGCACATCTCATATGGGATGGCTATGGCAATGAAGGCGTCACAGATTAAATTGGAGGCAGAGCAGAGCAAGCAGAAAAAGACGGCGCGATCCGTCAAGGGGAAGATTAAGTGAGAAACGACTTTGACATGATAGTCCGGCGGTTCGATACAGGCATCAAGGTCTATCCCATCGCGGACATCCATTACGGCGCGATCAACCATCAGCATGAAGAGTGGGAGAAGTTCTGCGAGAAGATCTTGAGCGACCCGAATGCATATCTCATCATTGACGGCGACCTTATCAACAACAACACAAGGTCGGCGGTCGGTTCGCCATTCGATGATTTTGTCCGACCGATGTCCCAGAAGAAGTACATGGCTGAATGCCTCGCGCCTCTCAAGGACAGGATCCTGTGCATCACATCGGGCAACCACGAAAGGCGCTCTCTCAAGGACGCGGACGATGACCCCACGTTCGATATTGCCTGCAAATTGGACTTGGAGGACATTTACAGACAGAATGCGGCCTTTCTCAAGATTTCGGTCGGGAACAAGTACAATAGCGACAAGTATGCCGACCAGGGGCGCGTGGCTTACACCTTCGCGGTCACTCACGGCGCAGGCGGCGGCATCTACACGGGCGCGACGGTCAACCGGAATGAGCGGTGGGGCAATGTCATCAATGCGGATTGCATCGTCGTTGGCCACACGCATAAAGGTACCGTGACGCGACCGTCCCGCATCGTGATGGACACGCAAAATAATAAAGTAACGATACAGGACTATCTTGTCATTTCGTGCGTTTCATGGCAGACCTACGGAGACTATGCTCTGCAAAAGATGCTCTTGCCGTCTGCTACGGCTCGTCCTCAGGTTCTTTATCTGAACGACCGCAAGAAGGACATCGAGGTTCGATGGTAATGGACAAAGTCATAAAGAATATTTGCGCTGTGATCAGGAGCAAGCCGCTCGACATCACGGCGTATGAAGACCTTTTCACGCTTCTGTGCGAATCGGTCAAAACCGAACCAAAGGAAACACATCGGCTCAATGGATGGCTGCGGGATTGCATTACACGGCAGATGCCCAAGGTTAAGGACGTTGAGCCGTTCTTCTCTTTGTATAAGCGGTCGCTCTTATTGGACGCGCCGGACATATTCGATGCGTTTATGCTATACATCGAGATAAACAGGGATCCAGCCAAGCGGTTTTATCAGCCGCGTCGTACCGTGCTGAAACAGGTTGTTGACGCTTTACAGGCGCTTGCGGAAGACGAACTGGACGAATTATTCCTTTCGATGCCTCCCCGCGTGGGGAAATCGACTCTTATGATTTTCTTCGTCGCGTGGTTAATGGGGCGCGCCCCAGAGCATCCGAATCTGTACTCATCGTATACGGACATTATTACCAAGGCGTTTTACAACGGCGTACTTGAAGTCATGACGGACAAGGACACTTATCTCTACGGCGAGGTGTTCCCGGAAAGTCCAATTGTGCGGACGAACGCGGCAGACGAGACAATCGACATCAAAAGGCGCAAGCATTATCCGACCTTAACGTGCCGCTCCATTGACGGCACCATCAACGGAGCCTGTGACGCGCAGGACGGCGTCATCATCTCGGACGACCTTGTCAGCGGCATCGAGGAGGCCCTGTCGAAAGACCGGCTCATGTCAAAGTGGACAAAGGTCGATAATAACCTTATCCCGCGTGGCAAGGGCAAGACAAAGTACCTTTGGATAGGTACGCGCTGGTCTATGATTGACCCCGCCGGGATCCGCATGGACGTGCTGACGAACGACGAAAAGTACAAGGGCTACCGTTTCAAGGTCATCAATTTGCCTGCACTCAATGAAAACGACGAAAGCAATTTCAATTATCCGTATGGCGTGGGATTTGATACATTGTACTATCAGCGCAGACGGGCATCCTTTGAGCGCAATAATGATACCGCGTCTTGGTTAGCACAGTACATGGGCGAACCGATTGAGCGCGAAGGGACGCTGTTTGAGCCGGACGATATGCGCTATTTCAATGGCGTTCTGCCCGATGGAGTGCCGGACCGCGTATTCATGGCAATCGACCCGGCATTCGGCGGCGGGGACTTTACCTCTTCGCCTGTCTGCGTTCAGTACGGCGAGGACGTTTATGTGCCGGACGTGGTGTTCAACAACGGCGAAAAGGGTATCACTCAGCCGCTCATAGCCAACACGGCACAGAAAAACGGAGTCCGCGAGTTACGGTTTGAGGCGACGAAGATGACCGAATCGTACAAGGACGGCGTTGACGCTATTCTGAAGAAGGACGGCTACAAGGCGACCTTGACGAGCAAAGCCGCGCCGACGAACAAAGCAAAAGAGATTCGCATATTCTCGGCTGCACCCGACATTCGGGAGCGGTTCATATTCCTTGAGAGTGGTCACCGCTCCAAAGAGTATGAAATGTTCATGCAAAATGTATACTCATTCAAGGTCACCGGCAAAAACAAACACGATGACGCGCCGGACTCGCTGGCAATGGCGGTCGATATGATTACATACAATAAAAGGCAAGGGTTCCGGTCGTTCGTGCGGACATTCTGAGAGGGCTTCGGCTCTCTCTTTTTTTGTCGAAATCGTCCTACACTATATATGGTATAGTCTATAGTAGATAATCATACAAACGGGAGGGATTTAAGACGGTACCGCGAAATAACCTTTTCGGTCGGCGTCAGATCTTCACGAACCGCGCCGTCGTTGACGAGACGAATATCGTCGAAGTCCTTCAGGACGCGCTGAACGTACACGCGCTGAATCAGGCTGACATTACCTATCTGTATAATTATTACAAAGGTGAGCAGCCCATTCTCGCCCGTGTTAAGAATTACCGTTCCGACATCCAAAGTTATGTCGTGGTGAACCGGGCGAACGAAATTGTCACGTTCAAGGTCGGTTATCTCATCGGCGCACCGATCCAGTACACCGGGAGAGGCTCGGAAGACCATTCCGATGAAATCTCTCTGCTGAATGATTATCTATACCTTCAGAACAAAAACGGGAAAGACCGTGAACTCGCTGAATGGTTCACCGTTTGCGGCGTGGCTTATCGGATCGTACTGCCCAATGAGGACAAGTCCGACCCGTCACCGTTTATGATGGAAACGCTCGATCCGCGCAATGCGTTCGTGGTGAAGTACTCAGGGCTGGGACATAAAGCCGTCCTTGGCGTATATATCGTGCCGGAAGAGAACGGTTCTCTCCGGTACTGCTGCTATACAGACCGCCAATATTTTGAAATTATGGACGGAATCATAGTCCGACAAGAGAGGCATTTGTTAGAAAGGGTGCCGATCTTTGAATACCCCGCCAACATGGCTCGACTGGGGGCCTTTGAGATCGTTTTGCCCCTTCTCGACGCAATCAACGAAGTCGAGTCGAACCGCTGCGAGGGCGTTTCCCAGTTCATTCAGGCGCTCCTTGTCCTTAAGGGCGTCGCAATCGACGAGGAAGACGAGGAAGGTCTTGATTACAAGAAGATCCTCAAGGACGGCGGCATCATCTGCCCGCCGGACGGAGACGTCAAGTATTTGACGGAGGAACTCAATCAAAGCCAGACGCAGACCCTCGTTGACGATATGTATGAGGAAGTCCTTACCATCTGCGGGATGCCGAACCGGAACGGCGGGTCAAGCACGTCTGATACGGGAAGCGCCGTTATTTTCCGTGACGGATGGCAGTCGGCAGAGAGCCAAGCGCAGACCACGGAAGACTATTTCCGTGCCGCAGAGATGCAGGCGCTCGGACTTATCCTGTACATCATGGAGACTTCCGGTCGTGCGGATCTCGGCATCGAGGACGTCAAGATCCAGTTTACGCGCCGCTTCTACGAGAACATTGCCTCCAAGACGAATACGCTCATCGCGATGCTGAATAACGACAAGATCGCGCCGAAGGTCGCCTATGAGACTTGCGGACTCTTCTATGATCCGCAACTCGCCTACGAACAGGGCATGGCGTACTATGAGGAACAGCGCACGCAGAGCGAACAAGCCTTAATTAACGCTGTAAATAGCGAGACGGACGGCTCGGATGCAGACGAATCTGAGCCGACCGGATCGGAAGAAGAGGTCGCTTAATGTATCGGTATGCCGACAGGAGCCTGTCCGCATTGGCGCGGCTTTATCTAAAATACTTTCGCCGAATCAAAGAGGACGATGAAGACCTCCTTGAACTGCTCATAGTCTTACAGGGCGTATATCGGGACGCTTATAAGTCGCTCCGTGACGCGATGTATTTGACGGCGCGGGCCACATACAAGCGAGTCAGTACAGACCTTCAAAAGAGGCTTGCGGCGCTTTCTGATGACGAGGCATCACGGCTTCTCAAGGATGTTATGAGGCGTTTGCAAAATGCAAGCGACTTTGAGGAAGACGATGAAATTGATATGTATTTCGTTGATTCGCTCCTCAACAATCCCGACCCGCTCTTGAAGTACGCGATACGACCTGAGTTTGACAGACGGAGACAACGCCTCTATGAAGGCTTGACCGTCTCGGAGAACCGCAGAAAAGATGCCGACAAGGCTTCTGCCGAACTGCTCCGAATCGCGGCGCAGGCGCTTGACAACGCCACAGACGCGGCGAACAAACGCGCTCTTGAGAAAAGCGGCGTGAAGTATGTCAAGTGGAACGCCATTCTCGATTTGCGGACTTGCGCTGAGTGCCGTGCCTTGAACGGAACGATTTTTCCAATCGAGGACGTGCCGAACAAGCCGCATCCGAGATGCCGCTGTTATTTGGAGCCTGTCTTGAAAGTCGAGGAATTGAATGACGATTGAAACGATTTCCCCTGCCGTTCTGAAGGAAATCGACCGCATTCTGAAACAGGGCAATACCGTTGAGTTAAAACGCATAAACGGCAAACTTGTTGTGGTCGAAATTAAACGGCACAAACGAATAGAGACCGCCATAATCGGATGACGGTGAAAGTCAACTGGGACTAATCTTTCGGGGTTAGTCTTTTTTATATGCTCAGGGAAGAGCCTAAAACGCGAACGGCAGACAAGCCGACCAAAAACAGAAATCTGTGCGGAGGGAACCGCCTTAACAAACGCGAAAGGAGCAGAATATGCCCACTATCCCTACTGATAAAATCGAAGGCTATGAATCCATGACGGCAGACCAAAAGGTCGAGGCTCTCCAAAATTATAATTTTGAAGACCACACCGCCGAGGTTCAGCGGCTCCAAAACGCCGTGACGAAAGCAAACGGCGAAGCAGCCGAATGGAAGCGCAAGCACTCCGCACTCCTCACAGAAGAGGAACGCGCCAAACAGGAACGCGAGGAACAGGCAAAGGCCATCCTTGAGAGAAACGTCGAACTGGAGAAGGAACTTTCCCGTCTCAAGCACAAAGCACAGTACGTTTCGCTCGGTTATCCCGAAGACCTTGCCGATTCGACCGCACAGGCTATGGTTGACGGCGACATCACGACCGTCTTCAAAAACCAAAAGGCGTTCCTTGAAGCGCACGACAAAGACCTCAAGAAACAACTGCTTGAAGGCACACCGAAGCCGCCTGCCGGGACCGGCTCGACGGAGATGACCAAAGAGAAACTGTTCTCGATGAGCATTTCCGACCGCGCCGAATGGGCGCGGAAAAATCCCGACGCTTATAAACAACTTTTAGGAGGGAACTAAAATGCCCAATACCCCTTATGAAAACTTTTTCCTGTCGAACGAGGTTGAAGATCAACTGACCTCCAAACTCGACCTTGAGCGTTTCGTGACCGTTGACAGAGGCCTTGACGGCGTTCCCGGCATGAAGCGTGTTATCAACCGCTATTCTGCCACGAACGGCACGGAGATCCTCGGCGTCGGCGAAGGCAACACCGAGACCATCACCGCCGGTTTTACTCCCTATGAGTATGAAATCAAACTGGCTCAGAACCGCTTCGTCTATCAGGACGAGGAAGCCATGACCGACCCGCTCATCGTTGTCACCGGCGTTCGCCACGGTGCGGTCGATCTGTACAACACCTTCCAGGACGACATTTACGCCGAGTATGAGAAGGCGACCCTCAAGACCACTCCCCAGTTCTATGATTTCGATGCGTTCGTTGACGCCGTCGCGCTGATGAACCTTGAAAATCCCGAAGATCAGGAAATCTTCGCTTTCTGCTCCCCCGCCGACAAGGCAAAAGTCCGCAAGGCCCTCAAGGACGATCTCAAGTATGTCGAGGCATTCTCCCGCTCCGGCTACATTGGCACGGTCGCAGGCGTGAACGTGTACACCACGAAACGCGCCACCGACGGAAAGATCATTGTTGCTACCCGCGACGCTGTCAAACTGTTCCTCAAGGACGGCACCGAAGTCGAGCAGTCCTCCATCTTCAACCGTTCTTCCACTGACGCGAACACCCGTACCAATACGGTTTTCACACGTAAGTACTTCGTTGCCGCGCTGGTCGATGACACAAAGGTCGTCGAAATGGATCTCACCGCTTGATGCGGCTGATTGTATAAGGAAGGTGATATAAATGGCACTTACTCCTAACAATCAAATCGAGGCAATCCTCGCCGGTGAAGACATTCCCGTAAGTTCCCGGTCGCTTGCCTTTATCAAAGAAGCCGTCCAGAACGGTGGCGGCAGCGGCGAACTGCCCGAAGTAACATCTGCTGATGATGGCAAGGTGTTGACTGTCGTAGATGGGGCGTGGGCTGCCGCCGGTGGCAAGACCTATGAATCGCTCGGAACGATTCAGCTTCTCGGCGAAATAGATGACCCGTCCTCCATTGGAATGCCTGATTGGGCGCATGGCTGGTCGCTTGAAGGTTCGGAAGCCATTATTGCGACATTCCCGCACGACACTATCTACATTCAGAAGGATGGCGAGGGTGATTATTATCCCCTCGAATATTATGATGAATCTTGGGCAAATAATGTCGACTTGACCGCTGTGCCTCCTGCTAAAATCAGAGAGACCGATCCTGCATTTGCGATGATTGATTTGGGAACTCCGATTTTCGCGACTTCGGAGGACTGGAATGGGTCGACGCTCGGATTTTTCAAAGAGGCGTCGGAACATAGCGTATTGCCCGAAGTTACTGCCGCTGACAACGGCGATGTACTGACGGTCGTGGACGGGGCGTGGGCTAAAGCCGCTCCTCAGACCGAACTGCCCTCTGTCTCTTCGTCTGACAACGGCGATGTACTGACGGTCGTTAATGGCGCGTGGGCGAAAGCCTCTCTGCCCGAAAACCTCTTGCCGACCTATGAATTTGGTTTCACCGTCACTCCCGGTCAGACCGAAGGAGAACTGATCGTAACTCCCGGCAGTGGATCGACCTATGCGGAAATCACGGCGGTTCTCGCTCAGACCCCCAACGTGTACGCTGTTCTCGACCTCAGTTTTCAATCTCAGGTCATCCGTGCGCTATTCTCCGTCGATTCCACCGCATCAGGCGCGGAATCCACTTCTGCCATCGCAATGTTTTGGGACGGCACGAAATGGATGGGCGCGAGGTTGATGGTTTCGGCAAGCGGTGCGGACATCATTGTGCGTGAAGTCTAAATCGCATTAACGCTTAAAGGAGGAGACCGCTATGACTGACGAACAAAGGCAGTTAGTCATTCAGGATGCGACCGGAGAGGAAAACACCGACCTCATCGACGCATACCTTGAGATTGCTAAGACGCGCCTGTTGAACCGTCTTTATCCGGCTCATCCGTGGAAGACGGAAGTGCCGTCTAAATATGACGACACGCTCATCGAGTGGACGGTCTACCTCCTCAACAAGCGTGGCGCGGAGGGCGAGACCGGGCATTCCGAGGTCGGGACGAGCCGATCCTATGAGAGCGCGTCCATCCCGGACTCGATGCTCAAAGCCGTCACGCCGTGTGTTCGGTTTTTCGGAGGGGGCGAATGAATGTACCTTCTGAAGCGCGACACGCAAGTGATATGGCTGTGTAATCCACTCGGCGGCGAACAGGATGCAGTCGATTCGGACGGCTATCTCACGGGCGAAAAAGTTATCCAATACGACGCGCCTGTGCCTATTACGGCAATCGTTTCCGAACCGACAGGACGAATCGTTCACGAAATGTTCGGTGCCGACATTCGTTATGACAAGGTCATCATTCTGACCAACAAGGATGCGGACGGCGTCGTCAGGAACGGAAGCGTGCTTTTCGTTGACAAGGTTCCTCGTCCCGGTCGAATTGACCAGCAGTTCGACTACATCGTTCGGCGAATTGCTCGGTCGCACAATTACACGGCGGTCGCTCTGAAAAGGGTGGATGTGCTGTGAGAATCACCACAAACGCCTCCAAGATCATCAGCAAACTCCAGAAGTACGCTAACGGCATTGACGCAAGGATGCGGACTTTTATTGAGAAACTCGGCGCGATTGGGCTTCAAGAGGCGAGTATGCGATACGGTCAGGCTCAGTACGACGGCACCAAGTCGGACTACCCTGAGGGGCCTCGGTGGGTCGGGGAAAATACGCTTGAAATAGCCTACTCCGGCAGCACGATTCTGTTCATTGAGTTCGGCACGGGCGTACACTATGCGTCCGATTCGCACCCGCAAGCCGATGAGTTCGGCTATACTCGCGGCGGCTACGGTCATCATCTCGGTAAACTTGATTCGTGGCGGTATGTCGGCGACCCCGGAACGAACGGCGAGAAGGACGAAGCCCATCCCGGTTTCATTAAGACTCAAGGCAACCCCGCCAATAAACCTATGTACCTCGCGTCCAAAGAGATGCGGGACAAAGTAATCGAAATCGCACGGGAGGTGTTCAACGGATGATTGATTGCGAAAACGCGATTTACACAGAAGTCGCGACCAAGGTCAAAGCGACTCATCAAAACGCGAACGTCAGCGGCGATCTCAATCTGTCTCCCGCGAAATTCCCGGCAGTTTTTATCGAGATGTCCGACAACTATCCGTACCGAAACGGCGCAGACGGTTCGACCATTGAAAACTTCTGCGTCGCGGTTTTTGATGTGACGATTTTTACCGCCACCACCCAAGGCAAAAAAAGCGAAGCAAAAGCCATTCAACGGACGGTTGACGAGGCATTCTCAGGAATCGGTTTTCGGCGTACCATGCTGATCCCGATGAACGGAAACGATGCGACGCAGTACAGACTCAACAGCCGGTACGAAGCCGTCGTTTCCAAAGATTTAGTCATTTACAGGAGATGATTTGCAATGGCAATTTCTACCTATAAAACTTTCCTCATGATGAAGGGCGAGTCCAACTATGCCAAACTTATCGACATCAAAGAGTTTGGCGACCTCGGCGGCACTCCCGAATCCCTTGAAACTACGACCCAATCCGATGGCGCGAGAACCTACATCCCCGGCATCCAGTCGCAGGAGGCTCTCACCTTCACGTCGAACTACACCAGCGCCGATTTCGACACGCTTGAGGCTCTCAAAGGTCAGGAAAAGGAGTTCTCCGTGTGGTTCGGCGGCGCCGAATCCGGCGGCGTGGTCACTCCCGACGGCTCCGACGGCAAGTTTGATTTCAAGGGCTATCTGTCCGTATTCGTTCCCGGCAAGGGCGTCAATGAAGTGGTCGATATGACCATCACCATCATGCCCTCCACGGTCATCCACAAGGCTGCGTAATAATGCAGCAGAAAGGCTTACTTATGGCAAAAAAACTCACGCTCCAAGTACCTCAACAGGACGGTTCCGAGAGAGAATATGTCCTTGAGTTCACCCGCTCCTCCGTTCGCCAGATGGAGGAAAACGGCTTTGTCGCACAGGATATTGTTACCAAACCTATGCTGACGCTGCCCCAACTGTTTGCCGGTGCTTTCCTCGCGCATCATCGGTTTGTCAAGCAAGCGGAAATCGACAGGATCTACGACAAGATCCCCAACAAGTCGGATTTCCTTGCGCGTCTCGCGGAGATGTATAACGAGCCGCTTGAGGCCCTTATGGCAGAGCCGGACAAGGACGCCGAGGGAAACGTCAACTGGGGCGCGAGTTGGTAAGTCTCGATAGTGCAACCCCGGTCGGGGGCGGGGCAGATGTCCTCGCCCCCGTTAATTATACCCAAGTTTTTTGGGATCACTTACCGTTTTATATGTCCATCGGCATGACAATGGCAGAATATTGGGACGAAGATTGTTGTCTTACCAAGTATTACCGTAAAGCACAGGATATCCGTAACGAACGTCTGAACGAGCAGTTATGGATCCAAGGCGCGTACATCTATGAAGCGCTGTGCTGCGCCTCGCCTTTGTTCAGAAGCCTTTCCAAGAACGCAAAAGCCGTTCCGTATCGCGACAAGCCGTATAACTTCGGCGGTTCTTCTCCCGCAGAAAACGCGACGACCGAGAAAAAGCGGTACGCCAAAAACATGGACATATTCATGGCGAAAATGGCCGTGATAAACCGTCAGCACAAGGAAGTGAAGAACGCCAATGGCTGATAATACTATTGATACCTTAAAAATCGTAATCGAGGGCGACTCCGAGAAGGCTGTCGGTGAGGTTACAAAACTTATCGACGCAATCGGGAAAATCGACGAAGCCGCGAAGAATACAAACGGGCGCGGACTTTCTGCGCTCTCGGGGCAACTCGACAAGATAGGGAAGGCGCTGTCCTCGCTTGGGTCGAATATCAGCGACAAGTTCGGCAGCCTCGCGGAAAGTCTGAAACAGTTGAACGGCGCGAAAATCAGTTCGACGGTCGCGAAAGGAATCAACGACATCGGCGAGGCTATGAAGAACCTCAAGGACGCGGATTTCTCCAAACTGAACGACGCGGCGAATGCGGTTGCGACGCTCTCTCAAGTGAAATATGCCTCGTCGGCAGGCGCGTCTGCTCCGAAATCTCCGGCTGCTCCGGCGTCATCGTCCGCGCCGAGTGGGGCGGCAACGCCCGTCCAAAGAGGCTCAACGCAATCCGAATTGCAGAACACCGCATCAAGTGCAGAAAACGCGACGGACCGGATTAAGGCGCTGAATCAGCAACTCAGCCTCATGCAAAGCCGGTTTAATGTCATCAAGAGCGCGGCAGACGCCGGCGGCAATTCTCTTGCCAATTTTGCCGCCCGTGGAAACCAACTTCGTGCAATGATAGCGCACCAAGCCAATACGGTTCAGTTCCTTCGCTCCGCATTGGATCAGGCGGCACAGGCGCACGGTGCGACGAGTAGCCAAGCGTCGGCACTTGCTTCTCAACTGAACAACGCGCAAGCCAAACTGAACGGATTGCAAGGGGCGTTCAACAAAAACACCGCCGACATGAAAAGGTTCGCTGAATCCGCGAAAGAGGCGGGGAGTAAGACATCAAAACTGTGGTCGTTAATCAAAAGCGGCGCATCCAAGGCGGCGTCCTCGCTCAAGTCCTTGGCTATCGCTCCGTTCAAGAAGATTGGCGACGGTGCGAAGAATGCTACGGGAAAACTCGGTCAACTCTTCTCCGCATTTAAGCGCATTGCAATGTATCGTCTGCTCCGGTCGGTCATCAAGGCAATAACGGACGCGATGAAGGAAGGCACGAACAATGCCTATCAGTACAGTAAGGCTCTCGGCGGCGTGTTTGCCAAGAATATGGACTCGCTTGCGACGAGCGCCCTGTACCTTAAAAACAGCCTCGGCGCAATGGTTATGCCGCTTATCAATGCCGTTACGCCTGCAATCAATTTCGTGATTGATAAGTTCGTTGACCTTTTGAATGTCATCAATATGGTCATCGCGAGGCTCTCCGGCGCATCGACTTGGACGAAGGCGCTCAAGTACCCCACGACCTTCGGAGACGCGGCAAAGAACGCTTCTGGCGCTCTCAAGGAACTCAAGGCAACCATTCTCGGCATTGACGAAATCAATCCGCTCAACGACAATTCAAACAGCGGTCGCGGTGGCAGCGGGTCCAGTATGGACTACTCAAAGATGTTTGAGGACGTGCCGCTTGAGGACGCAGAAAATACCTTCGGCAAACTGCTTGACCCGTTCAGGGAGGCGTGGGAGCAGAAGGGACAGGGCGTCATCAATTCGATAAAGACCGCGTTTAAGAACATCAAAACGATGGTCGAAGAGATCGGAACATCCTTTGCCAACGTGTGGACAAACGGCACGGGCACGTCCATCCTGTCGCACACTCTCGGAATCGTCACGAATCTCAGCAACATCGTTGGCGGTCTCGCGAAGAAGTTCACCGACGCGTGGAAAGCGAACAAAAACGGCGAGACGATTATCCAAAATATTCTTGGGATGTTCGATACGCTCCTCGGCACGATAGACACACTCACCGCGTCTACCGCAGAATGGATCGGCGGGTTAAACCTTACCCCGATGATGTCGTCCTTCTCCAGTCTCACCGGCTCTATCGGCAGTCTGTTCAGTACGATTTCCAAGCACGGTTCGGACATTTATAACAACATCCTGTTGCCCATTGCGGGGTGGTTTATCGAAAGCGGCATCCCCGCCGCAATCGAAACGATTTCGTCCGCGCTCGATGCCTTGAAACAGGCCATCGACCCCGTGCTGACCGGAGTACAGAATCTGTACAAATACTGTGAGCCTATAATCCAATGGGGCGAAGGTGTTGTGCTTGAGGTCTTCCACGAAATTCAGGGCGCGTTCTCCGAATTGGGCGAAGTCTTCAAAGACAAAGGCCCCGAAATCGAAAACATCTTCAAGAGCCTCGGCGAAATCATTCAGCAGTTTTGGTCTGTCGTTGAACCGATTTTCACCGCCCTGAAAAACACCGTGTTTGCCGTCTTCCGTTTTATCAAAAACTACATCATTGACAATATCGGGCTTGTAACGACATACCTTGACGGGTTCCTTCAATTCCTGAGCGGCATCTTCACCGGCGACTTTGAAAAGGCTTGGGATGGCATCAAAAAAATCTTCAGCGGTTTTGTCGAGTACTTCAAAAAGCGCTGGGACCATACCAAGGAGCATTTCACGCAGACTTGGGAAAAACTCAAGCAGTTCGGCACCTCGACCTGGAACACCATGAAAACGAATGGCATAAATATTTGGACAAATATGACCACTTCGCTTACGAATTTGTGGACCAAGGCAAAAACCAAAACCTCAGAAATTTGGGACGGCGCTAAGACCAAACTGACCAGCATCACGGAAAAGATCCGCGACGGCGTCAAGAAGCCGATTGAAGACCTCAAGGAAAAAATTTCCGATATTTTCGGCAAAATCAAAGAAAAGGTCCTCGACGTTTGGGAAAAACTCAAACAGGGTCTTGCCAAGCCGATCAACGGCATTTTGGGATTCTTCGAAACGATGGTCAACGGCGTTATTCGCGGGTTGAACCGAATGATAACGGCGCTCAACAAACTGTCGTTTGACGTCCCCGAATGGATCCCGGTTATCGGCGGCAAAAAATTCGGCTTTAATCTGAGTTATCTCGGCGAGGTCTCTCTGCCCCGACTTGCGGAAGGCGGTCTCGTCACGGCTGGCACGGCGTTTATTGCTGGTGAAAACGGCGCGGAAGTCATCGCGCAGGTCGGCAACCGCACCGGCGTAATGAACACGGACGAGATGCGCGAATCGGTCGAACTCGGCGTGATGGCGGCGAATGCGGAGCAGAACTCGCTTATCGCACAGGGCATCGCACTCTTGCAAGAACTTGCCAGCCTGTCCCGTGAAAACAACGAGCGCGGCGGTGTGAGCGGCGCAGACCTTCTCAGCGCATTCGGTCGGATGAATCGACGCGCCGGGAAAACCATTATCAACGCAGTTTAAGGAGGTTAAAAAATGCCTGATCAGAATTATAACCCCATTAAACGGCTCCGCGCGGAAGGGGCGACGGAATGGACAACCATCCGTTGCCCGTCCGGCTACAAATGGGACTTTGAGGACGTTTCGGCAAGCAACGCCGGACGCACCGAGGATGTTGTTATGCATAAGTACAGGATCGGACAAGTGACCGCAATTGAACTGTCGTGGCAGAACATTCCGACTTTCGATGTCGCGTCCATCCTCCAAGCGTTTCAGCCGGAATACCTTGAGATCGAATACCTCGACGCGCAAAGCGGCGGCTACCGTACTTCCATCTTTTACGTTGGCAACCGTTCCGCGCCGATGTACAACACCAAGTTAGGCTTGTGGCAAAACGTATCATTTAAGATTATCGAGCGCGATGGCGCAATGAGGGCATAAGCATGAAAGGTAACACAAAAGGTCTTGCCGGAATAAATGCATTGAAGGAAGGCGGGTTGATGCGCGTCAGCATCGACGTCACGCCGAGAGACACTTCGGTAAGCACATTCACGCTTGGTTCGGAGGACATTATCCAAGGTTCTGTCAACCTCGATATGGCGGGGACTTCAAGTGACTCTCTTGAGTTGGGTTCGTGCGTGGCGACGCAGTTGTCCTTCTCCGTCATTGACTCTGAGGATTGGGACGCTTATACCTTTGCCGGGGCGACCATCTACGTCGAGATCTCTTGGGGACAGGGAACAGACACGGCGGTTATGCCGTTTTTCAAGGGCGTAATAGATGAGGTCAAGCGCACCGGTGGCGCGTATGAATGTATTGCTCTCGACAGTATGGTTCTGCTCGACAAGCCATACGATTGGGAGTATCACGCCGGGAGCGGCCCGAAATGGTGGACGGAGTCATACGGGACTGCGCTTGCCTACATTTTACGGACTTGCGTTCCCGGTTCGTCCGTCGTTGTCAATGAGGCGGTAAACAGGGACGTCACACCTGTCGCAATACGCGACCCGTTCGCGCCCCTCGGCGACGAGGAAGCGCCTGCCGTTACTTATCGGCAAATCGCTTCTTGGCTTTGTCAGGTCCTGGGCTGCGCGTTAAAGTGCGACCCGGATTCGACGACCACTTTTCGCATGAAGTGGTTCGACCCGTCCGTGTGGATCAGCGACCCGACCGCATCAAGCAATTATAAAATCACTCCGGGGGACAGATACTCCTACTCGCGGTCGATTGCGCCGGTCGCATTTACGGGGATTCAAGTCCACGACGGCGACAAGACCTATCTGCACGGAACGGAAGGCTATGTGCTTGACCTCCAAGACAATCCGTTTTTCAGCGTTCTGAACTACCACAGCCTCCTCGGCAACGTACTGCCGCGATTGCAGAACTCCTATTACCCCTTCACTGCATCCATCATACAAATGCCGATGTGGGAGCCGTTCGATGCGCTCAACCTCATTGAGACGGATGCAAACGGCACAAGCCGCGTTATTCATTCTCTGCTGACAAATGTCACGCTGAACATCAACGGCGCGGTGAACATCGAAAGCAAGGGCGAATCAGAAACGCTAAAGGGGTATGCCTCGCTGAACCCACTCTCGTCTGCTCAACAAACAATTATAAATGCACTCCGTGAACAGACTAAGACGGAGATCAGCGAGACCGAAAACGCGCTCCTTGCCTTGAACGATGTCATCGCAAACGCACTCGGTCTGTTCGTAACGCAAGTTCCTCAACAGGACGGCTCGACCATCTATTACTTTCACAATGCGTCCACTCTCGCCGACTCGACTTACATCTTTACGATGACTTCAAACGGATTTGCCTACACAAATCATTGGGACGGTGACCAAACCGTATGGACGGGCGGCATTGACCGGAACGGCAATGCGGTCATCAATATGCTGACCCTGTACAAACTTTATGCGGATTATATCGTCGCAGGCACAATGTCCTCGCATGATGGGTCGTATACAATCGACCTCGACCACAATAGACAAAGAAGCACAGGGACAGACGCCATCAGTCGTTTTCAACAATTGACTGTGTCTGGCGAATCAATCACCGTTCGTATGCTTATCAACACCAAGTGGATTCAGACAATTGCGGACGGGAACTTTATTCAGTTCTTGTTTAAGGTCAACTCTGACGAAACGCTTACACCATTGACACATAATTACATCTCAGACCAGGGGGGGTTAGTCCTCACTGGCGACCTTAGGACTCTCGTTGGAAGCGGCGTGTTTACGATTGAGCGTGAAGATGGGACAGAGCAGACCATAGGGGCGTATGTCAATTCGTTCCCCGTTCTGCAAAGACCTTATGTGGCAGGACTTATCTCTGGCGTAGTGTATCAGATGCTTGATTCGGTTTTGCAGGAAACTTGCAGAATAACTGTCGCCACAATTGATGCCGATTCGACAGAAACAAAAACAACGACAATCGACCGGCGCGGGATCAACTCGTTTTTAGTAAACTCCGACGAATATACGCGGCAAGGATACTATATGCCTGTTTTGGCTGGTTCTAATGTGGTTGTTGAATCCGGCGGCGACCTTAATGACGCGACTGTTCCCGGAACATACGCGATTGAGTCCAACGCCATCGCACAAAGCCTGGCGAATTGCCCGTCCGGGTACGCCGGTCTGCTCCGTGTTTTTGACTCTGCTGGGACGATTACACGCGCGGGGGTTTTGAACGACTATCTCATACAGGAATACATAACTTACAATGCCGGTCCTCGCTATCAGCGGTTCGTTTATTCAACGGATAGCGGCGCGACATGGAACTATTCTGTATGGACCCCGACTGTCCCGGAAAGTGGAAGCAGTGGCATTTTTACTTGGCGGCAAAGTGCAGACAAACTCGAATTGTGGGTAAAAGGTTATGCAGCCGTCACAGAGTTGTATGCTCAAGGTTCACTTTTCCGCACGGACGATTTTACTCTCACGATTCCGAGCAACATTACGGTGCCCGCGAATGCATTTATTGTGGGGTCGTGCAGCGACACAAACTGCTATCTGCTAAATGCACGCATATCGGCAAACAATACAATTACATTCCGTTTCGGCGCACCAAACGCTGCAAGCGGGGTGCAGTATGTCCTTGGATACAATTTCTATATCGTTGTTTAAGGAGTGATACAATGGCATTTTTAACACCCGATAAGGTATACACCGAACACGGCCTCGTCATCAAAGAGAAAATCATCCCGAACGGGTCGAAACTGAAACCGAATCGCGCCTTGACGAGCGGTACGCCTCAATGGATAACGATTCACAACACGGCAGACATCAACGAAGCACCGGGAACGAACGACGCGGAGCAGTACGCAAGAGCCACGCTGAATGGCAACATGAGCGGCGTTTCGGTGCATTTCTACATCGACGAAACGGATTGCTGGCAGTTGCTCCGCGAGGACGAGATGGGCTACCATGCGGCAGACGGATACTGGGGTCCCGGGAACTGCACAAGCCTTGCCATCGAAATCATCATGGACGGGAGCGGTTCTGCCGAAGACACCGGCGCGGAAGACAGGGGCGCTCTGCTTGCCGCGATTCTGCTGCATAAGCACGGACTCGGCATCGACAGGTTGACCAATCATCATCATTGGTACGCGCCGAAGTACTGCCCGTTGTACATTCTTCCGCATTGGGATAAGTTTGTCGCCAAGGTCGAAGCCTATCTCAAGAAGATCTCTGAACCGCCCAAGTCGATTGAGGAAATCGCAATGGAGGTGATGCGCGGTGATTGGGGATGCGGCGAGGAGCGCCGTCTCAGGCTCACCGCCGCAGGCTACGATTACGATGAAGTCCAAAAGAAAGTCAACGAGATGTGGAAGGCGCTCAACCGTGCGCTCGGAGACATTGACGATGACGGCAAGGTCACGGCGGCTGATGCGAGGCTTGCGCTCCGTGCGGCGGTCGGTCTGGAACTGCTCAACGAGGAGCAGAAAAAATACGCCGATGTGAATAACGACGGCGAAATCACCGCTGCCGACGCGAGAGAAATCCTCCGCATCGCAACGGGACTCGGAGATGATTCCAAATGAAAAACATTGCCTTGGCTTGTATCGGCGCGGTTGGTTCTTCCATTGCCGCGATCTTCGGCGGCTGGGATGACGCAGTCCTGACGCTCCTTATCTTCATGCTCCTTGACTATTTGAGCGGCTTAATTGTTGCCGGAGTGTTCCACAAGTCACCGAAGACTAAGAACGGAGCGCTTGAAAGTTGGGCGGGTCTGAAAGGTCTGTTCCGCAAAGGCGGTATCCTGTTGGTCGTACTCATCGCGGCACGGCTCGACTTGCACCTCGGCACCAATTTTGTGCGGGACGCGGTGGTCATTGCGTTCATTGTCAACGAGACTCTGTCCATCATCGAAAACCTCGGTCTGATGGGCGTACCGATCCCTAAAGTCCTCATCAACGCAATTGAAGTCCTTAAACAGAGGAGCGAAGAAACTATCCCGCCCGAAATGGAACCTCCCGACGAGGACAATTCCGACGAATAAGAGAGGACGACTCCGACGAATAAGAAAAGACCGTCTTACATCGAGGCGGTCTATATTTTTAGGGGTGCAATAAGGGGTGCAATAGAAATCACTTTTACTCACTTCTGCTCACATTTTTGCGGTTTGCCCAAATTCCGGAATCCATTGGTATACAATGGTTTTTGGCTATATGCCAAGCAATTCTCGATGTCTTAAATAATGCCATGATTGTCCCATGATCGGGACAGTAAAATTCCGTCATACCAAGGTTTTTTGGCGTTCGGGGTGCAATAGGGGTGCAATAGAGTTGATGGCTTCGGTCACGGATTCCTTTGAAACATGGACATATCGGGCCGTAGTTGCTATTGTAGAATGCCGCATTATCTCTTTGATTGTGTTGATTTCGGTATCGTTGCTTGCGAGGATCGTGGCAGTCGTGTGCCGACAGGAATAAGGCTTGAGAGATTCACGGCACCCGCTCCGTTTCAGCATGGCTGCGAAGTCCTCTCTGAAATGGCGTTCGGATCCTTTATATAATTTTCCGTCTGTAGACTGCATCAACGTGGTCAACACCGGCACGATGTCCTCCGGGATGGTTATGGGCGTTTCTCTGCGTTTGTCTGTTTTTAAGCCAATGCCACGGATTTCCCTTCTTTTAAGGTTTATATCCCCTTTTTTGAGCAATAACGCTTCTCCCGGCATCATTCCTGTATAAATCATGAGGAGCGCAAATCCTGTGAATACATTGCCATTTTCATAGTCACTCCATAAGCGACAGACCTCTTCGACCGTGAACGGGTCGTTCCGGGTCTGCTCAAGAGTCGGCAGAACAAGGTACGGCGTGAAATCGGTCACGGCAATCTTGTCGGCAATCGCGACCTGAATCAGGTGCCTTATTAAGGTTTGTATGTCTCGCGCCGTGTAATAAGATGTTGTTTTAGCCGTTATAATCTCCTGTACGCGGGATAATGTGAGGTCGGCAATGTCGCAGAAATGGATCTCCTCAATGCGTTCGTAGGCTTTTTTCATTCCGCGCTGTGTCGAGCCTGCGAGTTTGAGCATACCGTTTCTGCTCCAATATTCCCACAATTGGCTTATCGTCCTCTTCTCAGGCGGGTCAATCATAGCGCGGAGCATCGGCAGATAATTGATGGCATCCGTCTTTGTGCGGAATCCCTTCTTGCGCTTTATTTTGCGTTTGCGTTTTCCGTCCTTATCGAGATAATAGCCAAGAGTAATGGTCGCCGTCCAGGTCGCGCCGTCCTTATACACCGAGCCTTGCCCGTTGCCCCTTGATTTTGCCTTGCTCATTTCGTCACACCTCCTTCGCTTGACCCAATTCATATATAATGGTATAATAATTGTATAACGCGGCTGGCCATTCCGCGTTTGCCTCCTCAACCCCGCCGGTTTTTGCTCTCCGGCGGGGCTTTTTTATTGGACGCGAGAAAGAAACCAAACCGCTTTGCCGAGGATCTTGACATCGGACATCTCCGCGCCTTCGACCTCAATTGGCTTGTACAGGGGATTCTCTGCCCTTAATTCGATTCGGTTAGGATAAACATACACTTTTTTTAACGTGGCTTCCGTGCCAATGAGGACGGCTGCGATCTCTCCGTTTTCGACCGTCTCCTGTTGACGGATGTAAACAATGTCTCCGTCAAAGATCCGCGCATTAATCATTGAGTCGCCTTTGCACCGTAATGCAAAATCAGCCTTGACGGGTTCGGGCGTGTCGATATAGGACTCTATGTTTTGGTCTGCGAGGATCGGTATGCCGCAGGCTATTGTGCCGAGAAGGGGGACGCGGTGCATCAATTTCCTTTGCTCATTGTCTTTCGTGTTTCCTGTGAGCAAATATCCCGGTGTTGTATTGAGCGCGTTCGCAAATGCCAAAATCTTGCTTTGGTTGATGTCGCGGAGTCCCAACTCTATTTTGTTTACCGCCGAAGCCGTCTTGAAGCCGACCTTTTCAGCAAGCATTTGTTGAGATATTCCTTGTTGTTCCCGTAGTTCTTTTATTCTCTCATAGATAGTCATTTTGTATACCTCCCAATAACAATATAACAAGCCGTAGCCAAATTGTCAAGAATTTTTGAAAAAGTTCAAAAAAAGTATTGACAAAGTGGCTTTTCTGTTGTAATATGTCCTCGTAGCCAAAATGGCTATATTGAAGGAGGTGGGACAATGACGAATACAAAGAATCTGAAAGCACAAATCATCTTAAACGGATACCGTCTGAAAGATGTGGCAAAAGAATTGGGCATTACTCCGCAAGGATTAAGCGCGAAAATCCATAACAAATCGGAATTTCGGGCAAGCGAAATCCAAACTCTTTGCAATATTCTTCACATCGAGGATAAGGACGAGTATTTTTTTTGCGCGTGAAATAGCCAACTTGGCTAAAAGGAGGTCAATATGAAAGCCATCATCATCACATTAATCATCTGCCTGACCGTTATCATCTGCCTGTTTACGATTGCGGCAATGAAGGTCGGGTCGAGGAAGTAAGAAAAGAGGCAAACGATGGAAGAGCAAGCCAATTACATCGAAGCGGCGAGGCTCATCACGAAATGCGATGAAGAACGCCTGCCGTACCTACTCGCCGTTTTGCGACAGGGCGGCTTAGAGATCCCGGAACCGGAGCGGCACGAACCGAAGAAACTTGACGCAAAACGGGTCGTTGAGAGAGCAAAGACATCGAGACAGGGCAGACGGACTACTCCGGTGCGAATCGACAATGACGCAATGATGCTGTGCCAATCAATCCGGCTTGAGACGGGCCTTTCGCTGATGCAGATCGCGACCCAGTTGATTAAGTTAGGGTCGGAATATCTCAAGGAGGATGACGCGCAATAAGGACTTGCGCCAAAAAGTAAAAAGAAGAAAGGAATAGAAGACATGGAGAACGAAAAAAAATACCTCGTCTCGGTCGGTTCGTTTGCATCAGAGCGCAGTGCAATTGACCGTGCTGAGTTGTGTAAGCGCAGCGGCATTATGGCTGAGGTCAAGGACCTCGGGAACAACGACATGGGAAATCTGACCGCCGCAGTCCTGCTGATTGCGGAGAAACTAAAGTCCATTGACGAGCGACTGCAATCTTTTGAGGGTGTCGCCGCCAGAGAAAAAAACGTCGATCAAGCGGGAAAAGGCGAACTTTGGAAATTCCTTGTGCAAAAACGGTTAGAAAGAAAGATCTCTATCCCACAACTTGCTCAAATGACAGGGCTCACAAGAACCTACCTCTACTCGTTGGAAAAACCAACCACAACTATCAAAAAAATTACGCCTGCACTCAGAGTAATTGCAATGGAACTCGGCTTCAACGCGGAAGAATATGAGCAGTTTATCTAAGGAGGTACGAGGAATGCCGAGATTTATCTACGGAATGCGTCTTCGTCCCTACTCGATAGGATGCCAGCCTAAAGGCGTCATCGAAGTCCGTGACGGAACAGACCGCTATCACAACATCATCGTGTATGCGTCAAAACTGCCATTAAAAGACGAGTTGCATTACGACCTGGATTATATCGGACAGGAGCGTGACGAGCCGTGAACGCCAAGAAAACCGAAGCAATTCGGGCCGTCAAGGACAAGGACGATGTTTACCTCACGACTCAGGAGGTCGCCCCGATCCTCGACGCCGACCCGAACACGCTGCTGATGACGGCACGGGAAAGACCGGAGCAGTTTAAAATTCCGCATACGTTCATAGGGAAACGGTTGATTTTCCCTAAGGGTCCGTTTTTGAGATTCATGGGGATAGATTAAGGAGGCTAAAATGAGCGAATTTTACATGACATTGACTATCATCTGCTTTGCCATTGCAGCCCTGATCGGGCTTGCCCTTTTGGCGACGTTCGACCTGTCCGGCGCGGCGCGTCAGCACAGAGAGGCGCGGCAGATCCGGGCGGCAAGAAAGACGATTGAACGCTATAACCTCGACCGGGTGCTGACGGAAGCAGAACGGAAGGCAGTCGTTTTGGAGTACCTTAACGACACCGGGAAGGTGCTGACGAGGGGAGGCGGGGTCGGATGAAAGTCCTTATCGCTTGTGAGGAATCGCAAACCGTCTGCAAGGCGTTCCGGGAACGCGGACACGAAGCATACTCTTGCGACATCCAAGAGGAGTCCGGCGGGCATCCAGAATGGCACATCATGGCAGATGTCATCCCGCTCCTGAACGGGAACTGCACATTCACGACGAGGGGGGGGCAGACCGTGACGATTGACGGCAAGTGGGATCTGATTATTGCACACCCGCCG